CCAGATCTAAGTCGATCTCTATCGTGTCATCTGGTTTTTGTTGGGACAAAAGAACAACCGTCTCCACGTGATAAGTTTGTTAAGTGTTCTATTTTTAAATCCTTGTACAGCTTTGTACATTCTCAAATCGCCTATAAAATCAAGTATTTTTTAATAGTTCAGAGTTTATCGCCTTGTGCGTTCTTGTGTTGTATGTCTGCAATGGTGGCAAGTCGGTGGCATTGCCACCACTGAACCATCTGTTATACTAATTCGTTGACCTTTTTCTGTACAGCTGTAGGACTGTAACCCGCGGTCTTCAGGCGGTCAGTTCGTTCCTGACCATTCCCCCAGTCACCCCGAATGACTTCTTTTGCAATAGCTTCTCAACTATCCGTTTATCTAAACTGAATAGCTTCAATTCTTAATGCCTGTCCTACAGTTCCGAGTGTTGCTACTCCATCAGCTTTTGTCCAATCAGTCCAACCACTGTTCTGAATATGTACTCGATATTCAAAGTCACCCTTGAAACATAAACATTCTATACGTTTACTCTCATTTGTTGTGCCGATAACAGTATCTTTGTTTATCGTTCCATAATCAACCCAACCTTTATCCTGTATATGTGCTTTAACACCAATATCCATGCCTAAAGGATTGATTTTAAACGCTTCTAAACGTAAATTATGTCCTGTTATTCCGATAACGTTGTTGCATACAGATTCTTGTAACCAACCTTTGTTTTGTACAAATGGAGTAGCAAGGAATTTAGCAGCCATGATCTCGATCGCTTCAATTTGCAATCCTTTTCCTTTTGTTCCAGCCCAGTTTCCGTTGAATGTCCAATCCGTCCATCCGATGTTTTTCTGGTGGACTCTGTAGATGTACGGCGTATCCTTGCCGGTAACCTTGATTGCTTCGATACGTTTGTTCTGTCCTGTAGTGCCAAGGATTGTGTCTTTGTTAATGTTTTTAAACTCTTTGTCGCCTACATCCTTGATATGCACTACTACGTCTGTTTCTCCGACAGGAATAAGTCGGAACGCTTCGATTCTCCGGTTCTGTCCTGTCGTTCCTGACATACGACCATCAGACTGCCAGCACGCCCAGCCGATGTCACGGATATGTGACTGGTAAGATACCTTACCGTAATGCTGTACGGAGTCCTGAGATGTTCCACCAGATGTTACCTCACCATCAGAATCCTCTTTTGCCGGAGATGCCGTAGCGATGCCGAATGCATTAAGGATTCCTCTTGCAAGATCGTCAATCTGGTTGTTGAATTTTGTAAGATCGTCTTTATTGGATATAAACCCATTTTCTAATAATCTGTAGCTATATCCTTTCGTTGCTGATCTGTTTACATTAGCAAGATTTGCACGTCCTACGATCTTGTTTGCGCGTCCCGGGAAGAATGAGCCAATGAAATTGGCAAGCGCAGTATCATACTGATCTGGGTTATATCCTTGCTTAATAATTACATGACCACCCTTCGCCGATGCTGATCCGCTGTCCATGTGCAGTTCTAAAATCTGCCAGTCCTTCGGGATGTTGAGTGACGTGATTCCTCTGTCTGCATACCAATTTCTGCTCGTATCTCCAAGTGTAACATTGCTTCCTCCGTATGCTACGATTCTGCTCGCAAGTGCTCTTACTCTTTCTGCCTCCGTGAATCCGTATCCCACTGCTCCAGAATCTCCTGCTCCGTGTCCGGCGATTAAAAATAAATGTGCCATATTTTGCTCCTTCCTGTGCGATGTCGCACACAAACAATAAGAGGACGATTATTCGCCCTCTGTTACTCTTCTTTATTTACCTGTTTGATTATCTGGTTAACGTATGTACTCAGTCCAGCCACAAGAATTCCCTGTACAATTGCCGTAAATACTGCCATTGCTACATTCTGTACGCCAGACAGACTGCATGTAGCAATCACATAGATTCCGCAGATTACAATCCCAATCACTCCAAGAATGATAGGAATGTATTTGTCTGCTACCGTCTGTGACTGTTTCAGTCCCATTCCGACAAAGTAGAGTACAATCGCTACTACTACAAGTTCTGGTTTCACATAATTTAAAATCTGTTCCATCATTAATCACCTTTCTTTTTTATATGTAATTCTTCAATCTCATTTCTCATTTTTGTTACTGCGCCATTCCCGCCGAGTGCGTGGTATGCCTCATACATATCGCAAAAATTCTGATACACATATGATGGTATTTCGCCAAGCTTCATGTACTTATCATGGTATTCGATAAGCTGAACCTTAAGTAAAAGCATTGTACCTTTACTGTTTGCATCCCTGTCTTTCTTCTGATTTTTCAGGAGCCAAACCACATACCCCATAACGGCAGTGATAATGATCGGTAACACAATCGTGTATGTTGAATAAATAAACTGTTCCAATGATCTGTTGTCCTTTCTGTACGCAAAAACAACCGCTTCTGACGTTATATAATCGTCATATGGCGGTTGTTTTCGTGTATGTGATAATTTCCTTGTCTGTTGATTATTCTGCTAATTCAGGACAATCAAGATCAACCAAAACTTCCTTCACTTTGTCCTTGATACGTTCAGGAACATCAGCAAATGTTTTCTTACCCTTAATGATCAGGGTTGCATAGATAATTGCCATAGTCTGCACATCCTTTCTGAATAGAATTTTTATGATCAACTGACGTATCATCAGTTACCACCCTCTAAAATAGCCTTGACAGCTTCTTTCAGTTTGTCCGGTACATCGTCCAGTGTCTTAACACCTTTGATGATCAGTGACGCATAAATCTTTGCCATACTTCACACCTTCTTTCTTATCCCATCATTTCATAGATTTCACACATAGCAATCTGTGCCTGTGTAATTTCATTTTCAAGATCAGCATTCTTTTCTGCCTGAATTTTAATGTATTCGTCCTTGTCATACTCGATAAGGTCAAATTCATATCCGGTAAATCCCGGCTGTCCGTCAGTTTCATCTTCATTCACTTCTGTGATATTGGAACTGACAAATACTTTTGTTTCCGTCAGTTCCAGTTCTTCCGGTCTGACGGTGCTTTTCTGTTTTCCATAATCAATCATGATGCTTTCAATCCTTTCTTTGTGTTTGGTTTTATGTTGCGTATATAATAATCATCCGCATAAGGTAACAGCGGTACAACATACTTTTGATATAGCCGGAAGGTATCAGCATATTTCAACCAACCTTTGTAAGAATTGATTGAACACCACTCTGAATAGTTCATCATGTTCCCGGCTTCCACTTTGTTCCTGATAGCGGTCATTTTCTTTTCCATTTCCAAACAGGTGCTTTTTCTAAGTAATGTATACTTGTAAAATGTTCTGTAACCTAAGAAGTCAACACCTCTTACATACGATGGGAACACCTGCCAGTTTTCTTTTATGTTCAATTTCAGTTCATTCCTGAAATAAATATCAATCTCTTTCTTCAAGGCAAACAGTTCTTCTTTTGTCTTGTCAAAGATAACCATATCATCCATATAACGGAAGTAGTATTTAACGTGCTTCTGTTCTTTTATCCAGTGATCAAAACTTGAAAAATAATAGTTACCTGAATACTGTGACAAGTAGTTGCCTATCGGTATACCAGTTTCAGGGTCAATATCTTCTTCCAACAGATAGATTGCTGCTAAGTCCTCAATCTCTGCTGTTTCAATACTGTCAATGATTTCATTTAACAACCACAATAGTTCATTATCATTGAACATTCTTGAATACTTCTCTTTCAGAAGATCGTGGTTGATTGACTGATAATAGTGTCTTGCGTCCAATTTTAAGCAATATCTGCATTCTTCCGGGTCATTCCACATTGCAGATTGTAATTTTGTCAGACCCTTGTGTATACCTCTGTTTGGTATTGCTGAATAGGTGTCAGCAGTTAAGTTATTGATGATACAAGGTTCAATAATCTGTAAGATAGCCCACTGACAAATTCTGTCAGGGAAATAAGGCAGTTTGTAAATTTTCCTTAACTTCTTACCGTCCTGTTTATAAAACACCTCATAGCCAGATGTTTTGTAAGTGTGGTTGATAAGCATCTCCTGAATCTGTTTCAGGTACTTGTCAGGATCTTTGTCAATCTCCTGAACCTCTTTGTACCAACCTTTTCCTTTCTTTGTGTGTTGGTGTGCTTTTCTTAAATTTTCAAGGTCATAAATCTTTTCATATAAGTGATCATAGCGTTTCATTCCTTGGTATTTGCATTATCCGAATTTCAGTCGGCATTACTGCCCGGTAAATACGGTTGACCTTTCCTTATTGTTCGTAAGTAAGACGGTATTCCCTGTGGGGTTGTCTGCACCGTCTATTTTTATTTTTTGCCTAGTGGCATGGTTGAAAGAACCGCACAGTATTATAGAAATAGCCGGATGTTTCCACCCGGCTATATTTTGCAATTATTAAGTGACCCCTGATATTCCGATTACGATTACCAACACTGTTATTCAGATTCCAATAGAAACTGCCTGCATTATCCCAATTATTCCAATTACTGCCTAATTGAGCAATATATTTGTTTTTCATGGTGTTCATTACAGGTAATAACAAACAATATCAGAAGTTCTTTCAACCTAATGAATTAAATTTACAAGTTACGTTTTAAGCTGCCATTTTCTGTTTCCATGCTTCGATTGCAGCGATATAAGTAGCAGAATCACGTGTTGGAATATATACCAAGCGACCCCCGATATGCCGAAGACGATACCCAACACCGTTAACCAGATGCCAAGAGAAACTGCCCGCAGCAACCCAAGAATGCCAACAACCGCCCAAGAGAGCAATACGGTAATCATTCAAGTTGACAGTGATATATGTGTAATCACCAACAGGTAATGAACTGTTACCAAGGCATTCTGACGCAATAAATAACCAGTCACAAGCTGTTGAATATCCCATTGCTGAAATATAACCGTTTGCGTTTGTTACTGTAAATCCGGCAGGTTCATAGTTTCCACTGTTCTTTGATTCTGCAAAACTGAAATCAGAACAAATATAAGGCTGACCACCGCCCATTTTTCCATTGCCCCAAATATTGATACCATAGACAAATTTCCAAATGTTGCCCCAAAAGTTTTCTTTACCTCTCCAACATACAGAAGTCTTACCGTCAACCGTGTACTCTTTAGCAACACCACCCTCATAAGTGGTTGTTTTCTCTGCCCTACCTGTACCATTTCCAAGGCTTGCTGTACTTCCGGTTGCAGCTGCATATGAACTTGTTGTGTCACTTCCTGTAGTCCAAGGTAAGGAAACAACACTCTGTGCAATAGCGGTCTGTAAGTTCATCATACCCATTTCAATGATCATAAGCATCTGTTCAGCAGATACCTGTTTAATCAGATCACCATGCCAGTTTGTTCCACGATTCTGTGCCATTGCTTCAATATTCGGTCTTGTAAGGTTCTGTGAAGAACCGGATGCAGGTCTTGCACCTGCGATTGATGAAAACTTATCTTCACCAGTGTTCATAACCTGTTCATCATTCAACAGATATGCACTTGCTGATGCATCGTAAATACTACCTTCGTAAGCACTTGTAAGGAAGTAATCAATTTCATTTCCTGATGCATCGTAGAATGCCGGGTGAAGTCTGAAACCTGCACGTGGCTTTTCTGACACATAATAGTTTGCCTTTCTTAAGTGGTAACCGATGCCTGTATCAATAGGGTCATACTCTACAGGACACACCAAATAATAGAACTTTGGCTGATATACCATTACCTGCCCCATTGAACCATCTTCTTTGTAATCTGCATCACCGTACCATGCTACTATAGAACCATCATCAGCAACATTACAGCGTTTACGACCACCAAACATTGTGAACTTGTCAAAATCAGAACCTTTTGCAAGGTTGGCTGCTCCGGCAAGTCTTTTGAATGTTTTATTTTTGTAATCGACCTGAATACCAACAATATCATCAGCAGTGATACCCAAATAGGCACGAATATCTGCCACACCTGAAAGAATTTCTTGACTGTTGAAGTTTTCACTTTTCAGTTCATCAATATTACTTGCAGCACTTGCGTTTTCCGCACTTAGTGACTGTAATACATTATTAGCTGTTGCAACAGATGCATCAAGGTTTGACTTTGCGGTATTGGCTGTACTTATGACATTAGACAATGAAGTTTTAACTGAACTTGCACTGTTAATTACTTCCTGAAGCTGACTTTTTGCTACACTTGCATCAGAAATTGCAGAATCAAGATTTTTCTTTGATGTTACCGCTGTAGCGTTGGAACTGTCCAACTGACCCTTAATCTGATTTGCATTATCAATTACACCCTGTAAATTACTCTGTGTGGTTGTTGCACTTGTAATTACTTTTTCAAGATTTGTCTTTGCTGCATTGGCATTGCTAATTGCTGTTTTTGCAGCATTAGTTGCTACTTCAACATTACTTTTTGCGGTATTCGCTGTACTTGTTGCATTGGTCAGATTTGATTTTGCGGTATTGGCTGTATTCGTAGCGTTCTGCAAATTGGTTTTCGCGGTATTCGCTGTACTTGTTGCATTTTGCAAATTAGTTAATGCAGTACTTGCAGCATTAAGTTTCTGCTGTACTGCATCAACATCTTTATCAACCGCATCCTTTGCAGCAATTACTTCTTTTTTCAGATCAGCGTAAGAGTTATTATCATCATTTACTTTTTCAAGTGCATTTATAATAGATGATCTTACTTCTTCACCGTATACTGCATTTTGAATCTGATCAATATAAGGCTGTATATTTGCCATTTATCTCATCCTTTCTATGATCCTATAGCAATCCAACTATAAGTTACATTTTCCATAGTGTTTGTTGTGCTTGTACCATCTTTTGGGGTATATACCACATTACCATCAGTTACTTCTATAGTTCCATGCGAAAAATATATAGTACTTAGATACTGACTATATGATACACCAGTTGCGTATATAGTCCCATCGTCATACAACAACGAACAAATACCGCTAGAGTTAGGGTTATTCTGAGCAAACAATACTAATTTTTCAACTATAGACAATCCCGTTGGTATGGTAAGTGCATTTGCACCTACACCCGGAATAGATCCTGTTTTTATCATTTTCCCGGTACTCATTTCTAATGTACCCTCCACTTTTAACCCGGCTGTACTAGTAAAAGTCTTGCCTTTTAAAACTTCATTAGCCTTAGCTGTACCGAAATCCGATGTTAATGCTGATACCGAAAAATCAGTTTCACCACTAAGAATCATCTGCTGTTCATCATTATTTGGTGCAATCTTTCCTTCAATATCAATAAAGCTTAGATTTATTCCTGCAAAAGTACTCGTTCTAAATTTAGTTGCTTTCATGCCATGTTTATTAATTTTTATATTCGTTGGTAATGTTCCAGTTACTTTTTTACCATCAATATAGGCTGTTTTTCCTTCGGTTATATCTATCGCTGTGGCTGTAGCATCCGCTGTCAACGCTCCGATATAATCAGACCCTCTTGTTTCCTCTTCTTCTGGTGTGAGAAGTTCAAGACCTTCAAGTGTGGTACCTTCTGCGTATGTGGTATTCCATTCCCGTTGTGTAGAATTTTCAATTACACACACGTTAAACCGTACCGTCCCTTTGTAAGATGTTACTTTTCTTTTTAACTGCCATTCAAACGTTGCAACATCTTCTGTTACCTTAAAGTTTTCAACAGAATATCTATCTTTTCCTGATGATGCACCTGATGCATTCTGTACATTGATATATATGGTCGACTTAGATAGATCAATATTGTCACCAACAATTTTAGGACACTTGAAGTATTTTCTCTGTCCTTTTTCGTCAGATTCTACTCCAAGTAATTTTTCTGACTGCGGAACTATAATTACACGGTTTTCAGCATCAATTTCACAATATACTATTTCCGTCATATTCACCATCCTAACTTATTGAGTTTAATTTTCTTTCTACTTCCTGCAACCTCTTGTCTAATTCATACAAACTTTGGAGTGGAACAAAAAATTTTGTGTAGTTTTCTATATTTAACCCATTTATATCTACACAGTATAAGAGTGCCTTATATTCTTTACCACCTTTTAGAATAGATTCATTTCTCCACGATGTGTTATGGTTATAACCGTCACTAGAAGGTATGCTGTTGCCTTTCACAACTTCAAACTCGACTTTTTCCACTCCACCATTATTTGTGTATTTTAAAAAAATATTATCCGTTCGTTTTTTTCCTTGTTCGCCAGCTTCAATGTTCAAAATTGTGCTATCATCTGGTTTTGTCCATATATGACGCCCTTCCATAATTGCGTCACCATCTAATATTTTAATCGCTGTATTAGATACAATTTCTATCTTAAATTGATTGCCTGTTTCAAGAACATGAAACCCTTCACCAAACATATTTCTGTACAATGAACCATCAGCCGCTGCGGTAACCTCTATACCATTTCCGGTATTTAAACTAACTGCCATCCTTATTCACCTACCTTATATGTTACTGTACATCTATCATTCTTAATCTTTACAATCTCACTACTTATAACTTCTTTCATAGTCACACCTGTTTGTCTGTTTTTTCCACCTACAATGTCACCAATGTCCACATCTAATTTGTCAAATTGTGCTGTTAATGAGTCTCTGTTTTTCAATTCATTCAGTTTTTGAATACCTTGTTTTCTGAGTTCTTCATCGGATTCTATATTTCCATATTCATAAATTTCTGTTATTTCAGATACTCCTTTATAATACTGTGTGTCCCCCACATTCCCGTAGTTATCTACATATAAATGTACAACTGTACGTTCTGCAAGTTCTCCACCCCCAAGACAAATAAGGTGATTCACACCACCGCGATTTTGCTCAAAAATCACTTGCATACCATAATCATCAGAGTATTCATATTTTTCTGACAGATCTTCAATTTGATTTGCACGAATTTGAACTTTCGTTTCTTCTGTAGCTATACACACAAGTTTCGCATTAACAGACGATAACATTTTTTGGACACCTGCATACATATCTGTATACCGTTCAAATTGGTTATTTGATATTTTTATACCTGCATCATCTGTAGGCACAATAAAAAGGTCAGATAGTCCGACCTTTTCTATAAGCTGTTCTAATATTCTATTTGCATCACCAGATACTATATAATAGTCTTGACCGCTTTCAGGTTCGATGATTTTCTTTTCAAGTATTCCTCTAAAAGCACGGCCTGAGTAATAAACGGTATTTTTCTTGGTATCTATTTTCACATCATCGACAATACCGCCGTATTCTGTATTTTCTACATACCATATACTTCCATGAGACATACAATGATTCTTTAAGTTCATACCGATCTGAAAATCATTATCTTTTCCAATATCCAAATCTATTGAATAGTTATGTAGCTCACCTTGCGGTAATCCGCTTGAATCTGTATATATTACCATCCCGGTTCACTCCTTCTATCCAAAAGTATCAGGTCAAACCCAAAAGTTCCATCATACAATACTGCACTTTCACCTGTAGGAATTTTTTCAAAGATATATGAATTTTTAGCCGCTTCCCAGAACCGATTTTCTATACTTCCATCCTGTTTTATCAGTTTTATTGTTCTTTTATTCGAATCAATCTCAATTCTTTGCCCTTCCCCCACAGATGTGTTCATCTGATAGACATGACCACCTATAGTAATAGACGGGTTTACAACTTCTCCATAAATTCTTAATCGGAAATCACTTGATACAAAAAACGGATTAACCACACTATTACTTTGAGCATAAGACGAATAGGTATATGGGTAAGAAACCGGGTATTCCTTTTTCTTACCGTCTTGTATTTCATCATTTTTCATAAACATGAATTCTTTCTCCATAATCCAGTCCGGTGAATCAGAAATCATGGTCACTGTAAGAACCATATATCCATTGCAATAATAATAATTAGATTTTTTGGACGCATTGAAATAACAAGACATATGATATCCGTTTATTTCCAGTTTCCCCGGTGTTTCTGCGAGAATATCACGCTCAAAAACCTCATATATATGATTTCTTATATTTAAACCTTCGTCTTCTTTTGCCGCAACGATGATTGTTGCATTTTTCTTTGTAACGCCCTTATGAAAATTTGTAATTTCATCATAGTCACTATCATAAAACCACTCATAATCATAGAACTCGCTGTCATTTAAGAAAATTCCACCTGAACCAAACTCTATAGTCTGGTTCAGGTGGTTTGTGTAAGTGGCTTTATTAAGCATATTTTCTCACCAACCTCGCAACTTCACGCCCCTCTACATCAAATTCAACATAATTTGTTAATACATCAATCATAAGTTCTCTTAATCCACCGTTCTTCATCCATGCATATATCATCTTTAATACTTCCGCTGATTCTAAATTATCTGAATCCTGAACTGCGGAGTTGATCATATCCATAAGGCTTTGTGTTCCGACAACCGTTTCACTTCCGGCTTCACCACCTGCCAAGAACTGATTTGACTTGGCATTATAACCGAAAATAGTAGGCTGATTCATGATCATACCATCGTCCATTGCTTTCTTGTACCATTCAATACCAAAGTGCGGTACACTTGGTGGTGTCAGGCTGAAAGAACCGCTGATTGAAATATGTGGTAATTTGAGTTTTGGCAATGACCACGAAAAATTGAAGAAACTTTTAATTCTGTTTATAGCGTTACTTACAATGTTCTTTGCACCTTCAAGGATACTGCTGAACTTATTCTTAATATTTCCAAGTATATTGGTAACTGTCGAATAGGCATTACCAAGACCACTTGAAAATGAATTTTTAATCTCTGATATCTTGTTCAAAACTGCCTGTTTTGCTTCTGACATTTTTGACTTGAACTTATCGGCTACTGCTGAAAGTTTACCGCCGGTCAAATTGTCAATGAATGTGTACCCGGCTGAGTAATACCCTTTTACACCTTCCATTGCTGCTGCTGCAATTCCATTGATTCCACCGCCATGTTCAGCATATGCAGTTTTCATGTTTTGTAGTTTTTCAGACACCGTATCTTTTGCGGCCTGCATTATAGTACCCATCGTTCCCTTGATCTGTGAAAACTTCTCTGAAACAACTTCTTTCATTGCCGAAAACTTCTCTGATGCAGCGTCTTTCAAGTTTCCAAAAAAATTCTTAATTGATTCAATTTTTTCACCAATGGATTCAGCTAAATTTGAAAAAGCTTCTTTTACTGATTCCCATATAGCTGTAACTGCTTCTCTGAATCCATCATTGGTCTCCCATAATGTGATCAGTGCAGCCACAAGTCCGGCTATAATTGATATAATAAATACAGCAGGGTTTGCATCCATTGCTGCATTCAATCCGGTTTGTGCTACTGTTGCAGTTTCTTCCACACCTGTTAAAATTCCGATTGCTGTACTCACTGCACTAATCAATGATGATATTGCCATTGCAACCTTTAAGGTTACGAATCCGGCAGCAACTCCGGCTATCAGTGGTGACCAATCCTTGAACGTTTGGATGATCTTAGGTACATCTTCAATAAGACCACCTAGTTTTTCAAGGAAGTTTTCAACACCGTCCATTCCTTTTTCAAAGAACGTTGTAAAATCAATTTTTTGAATCCAGTCAAACACCCTTTGTAGGGCATCACCGACAGAGGTTGCAAACGCATCCCAATCAACAGTTTCCATCCAATCCGACAGCTGCTGTAAAAATCCCATAACAGTAGGTGCAAGTTTTGAACCTACTTTTGTAAGGATATTTTCAAACAATGCCTGTACTGAACTCCATGAACCTGATATTGTAGTACCTGCTTCAAGTGCTGTTGTTTCGGTTATACCTAAGTTATCCTGAATCTTGTGAATAGCTTCAATCATTTGGTCAAACGTTACGTTATCCAAACTTTCAATCTTTTCACCAAGTACACCTGAATCATTTATCAATCTGATCATTTCAGACTGTGTACCACCATAACCAAGTTTCAGGTTATCCAACATCGTGTAATTTTGCTTTGCAAAACCCTGATAAGCGTCCTGTATAGAACCTATGTCAGTACCCATCTTGTTAGCATTATCTGACATATCAGTGATAGCAAGGTTGGTCAGTTCAACCGCTTTTGCAGTATCACCGCCAAGACCCTGAATCAATGAAGCAGCAAATGAGGTTGCGGTGTCCATATACTTATTTGAACTCATCCCGGCTGTCTTATATGCCTTTTTAGCATAATCAATCAGTTTACCGGAACTGTCTTTGAATAGTGTTTCAACACCACCAACTAACTGTTCGTACTCAGCATAGTGACCAACCGCTGATTTTGTCACATCGGCCATTTTTGCAGCTAACTGTGTACATCCTGAAATTACTTTTGTGATTGCTGTAGATACTAAATTCGCAAGCGTGGCTTTCCATGTTGTAAATCCACTGTCTGCATTTTTGGCAGCTTGTCCGGCATCTTCTACTGAATTGCCTGCACCACCTGCCTTTTTGTCAACATCTTCCAGTGTTTCAGCAGTACCCTTTGCAGACTTTGAAACCTTTTCAATGTTGTTCACCGCATCAGCGTAATTGATCGTTATTTTTCCGACCAACGAAAAAATATCCAACGATTAGCCACCCCCTTTCAACGGTGGCACGAATCCGTTCAGAATTTTATTTGCTTTTTCCACCTGTAACTTAATCTGTGCGTTGTTCATTGTTGGTTCAGTTTGTTCAGTCTTTTCGCCTTTCGGTGCTGTACTCATAAACCGCTGTTTAAATTCTTCAAAATTTCCAACATCATCAGCAAGTGGGTTTGCTGTGATTGCACAGTATAAGTCCCACTGTTTATCTTCATTGTCCTGTTTCAGGACTGTTCTAACAGTAGAGTCTAATTTTCCCCGGCTGATTGCTTTATCTAAATAGCTGTAGGGGTTGCCATATCTACGGTTGCAGCATTCATCGAATTGTTCTGTTCCGTACCCACTAATTCGACAACACCCTCGAAAAAATCCATAAGATCATCTTTCTTAGCAAAATCTTTTACCATGACAACAAACTGTTTCAGCTTGAATTTCTTCACATCATCAGCAGTAACCGCTGTACCGTTGTCCCACTCCATACAGTTAGCAAAAAACTTATAGATTTCATTTCTTGCCTTTGAAATGTTCTTGATCAGAATGCCGCACACCTTCATAGCAATGACAATACCAACTTCTTTCATATCTGTACCGGATTCCTGCAACTGCTGAATCTCGTCTTTGTCAAATGCACCAATAACCTGTTCTACTCCGATAACTGCAAGAATCTCACAAAAGTCAAATACGTTATCAACTGTTAAATCCTTAAATCTGAAATCTGTCATAATTATTTACCCTCACTTTCTTTTTTCGCTCTGTTTCTTCTACCACCACTTGCGGGTTTATCCTGTTTTGGTGTAGGTGTTTCTTCATGTTCAACAGGTTCAGTATGTTCACCCACGGTTTCCTGCTTCTGATCTTCTACCTGTTCAGCAGATACAGCAGGTGTTTCCTGCTGCACCACTTCATCAGAAATATCAACCACGAACATCCCTTTATCCTGAATTTCTGCAAATCTTTCTTCTGTCATATCCAGTTTTTCACCGATCACATGACCTTCACCTGTGTACTTGTCTGTATATTCTCTTACTACTACAACTCGCATAATTCACACCCCCTACACAACAGCGTTTGGATAGTAAATAGCAATATCCAACTTGTTTAAGCTGTCGTTTTCAAGATCAGCTGTACACTCAAACTTGACAGCAAATGTTGTCTGTGTTGCGTTTTTGGTCTCAAGCTCAAACGCTTCGGTGCAAAGTGCATTCGGTAAAATAATGATTACATTTTTACCGCTTGAAAGTGTTCCAACATATGCAACATTTTCAAGATAATCTGCTTCTGTGATGTTTTCCTTAGATACATATTTGACATAGGTTGTATCTTCGGAAGTGGATTTTACGAGGTGTAATGCACTTACAAGAATATCTTCTGTAAGTTCTGTCATCTGACCTTCAAGTGTGGCAGATTCACCAACCTTCTGCTTGCTGACACCCTTGATCAGTACAGTTGCACCATCCACCTCAACATCTAACCACTGTGCTTCATAGTTGAATTTAAGACCACCGGAAGTTGCACCAAGTGGTGTACCTGTCCAACCGTTGCTTGATTTCTCATACTTAAGATTTTTGTAAATGACACCTGCACCCAAGATCATGTTCTTGATGGTTTCAGATGTAATACCATGTTTTTTTAAGCCCATTCTTTTAAGCCCCTTTCCACTCATGTGTGTTAAGTGTGATCATGATTCTATATAAATCTTCATCACCTGTCGGTATCTCATTGCAGGTGTTGTATGTTACATAAAACGCACTGCATTTTTCATCAACCATACCGTCTTTTAGGCTGAAAGTATCCCACTCCCATGAAGATTCAACCGTACCTGTCACATCTTGGAATGCTTTTTCTATACGATCACACAAAAAAAGAATCGGCATCTTTGAACCTCTACACCAACCATTTAGTGTAAAAGTTCCAGTATGTTGCCCATTCTCAAAACTGTAACTATTTTCACTGTAATCACCTACAAAATACGGATATGTAACTTTTTTCGTCCATTCCCCATATTCGTAAGGAATACCAATCTGTGTTAATTTTTCATTTATGAAATTTAAGAGATCAACCATACACCTAACCCCCTAAATTCTGTTTAATTACATTTACAAGCTGTTTCTTTATCTTTGGGGCTACACTCTGAAATGCTTTCGTGAGTGGTTGTCGTGGTGTTTTTCCGTAAGTATGGTAAAATTTACCGTCTTTCTCACTCTTATAAACCCAACCGCCTTTTCTTCCATCACCATGCAGTGCATATTCACCAGTACCAAATTCTTCCCAAATCGCATTTTCAAGGTCTGAACCTACAGCAACAGTTGATTCATCTTTTCCTTCATCAACCATATATTTGTAAGATCCCTTTGTTTGTCCGGTATCAACCCGGCTATTCCTTTGGGTCTGTGCCTGTATTTCACCACCTGCTTCGTGAAGGAATCCAATAACCCCTTCCGATAATGCAGCTTTAATTTTCGCTGTGTTATCTGTAAATTCAACTGACATACTACTGACCCCCTATAAATCTTAAATAGATTTCTAAATGATCATGCATATTCATAGGGTCATCAATCAGAAGGATTTCATACACTTCACCGTTTACAACCATTCTTGCATTGTCACTTGTCACATCAACGGTTTCCTGTTCATCCGTCTTACTGATTACACCTGTCAGAAAACTGAATGGATTCCAAACCCAATCAGTTGACAGGTTTTTCAGATTGGTAAAGTCACACAAGAAAATGTGTGTACTTTCCTGAACCTTGGCATAAAAAGTTGTGTGCTTTGAATCACCTGTTGATAAATCCAACCAACCTAAGATTGATGTACAATCAACCCACTTGTGTTCACGCTCACCTATGGCATTTCTAAGGCTTTCTTTTTTTACCTGTAACAATGCTTGAATGTTACCGCCAACACTCATATAACTAGAATCTTGCCTTTATATAAGGCTTTAAGAACCCAAGTAAGGCAACAGGATAGCCCATAACTTGATTGTTAGCGTCCTGATCAAAGTAAGTTACACTGTATCTTGACAGCGTTTCAGATTTGACCCCGGTTTTCGGTCTGTTCTTAATGTCCCACTTGAGTAATTCAAGTACACCTGCACGAACATCAGCCGGATATTCCACTTTAGTGATCAGGTTTGTACTTTTGTACAATCCCTGATTAACTCTGATGAAATCATCACCAATTTCAGTAATGGTATACAGTCCATCATTCACCATTGACTGTGAAATCTGAACTGTATCATTTACTTTCAAAAAATCTGACGTTCCAAGCAGTCTGTTACCCAAACTATCAGCTGTAAATCGAACAAACCGATTCTGAAAATTGTTGTTTGTGTATGCTCTGATCATAAGTTCAGCAGCGTTCAGTTTTTCTTCAATTACCTTTTCAGTTTGCACAGCAAATTCAGGTAATTTCATTACTTCATCAACTGCTAATATCATCAGATCACCCTTTCTTATACAACCGGTGTACCAACCTTAGACTTGATAAGCCCCATCTTAACATTCTTTGTATTGAACTTAAGACTATAGTTGTCTGTTGTACCAAGTTCTACAAATGTTGGTGATTCTTTTGCAATATTATCAACTGCTAAAGAAAGACCGTTCGGATGCAGCACCTTACCCTGTTTTGTGTAGAACTTCTCAACACCTGCGGATGATTCAGGATCATAATTTGTTGTATACTGATTTTCATAGTTGTTCTTATCACAAGATAAAAATGCACCCTCACCAAACAGGTATGTGTTGTAAACTGCATCTGTACCTGTTCCTGTAGCTGTAAATCTATCAGTTACAAGTACGTGTTTACCTGCGATAGTTGGCAATGTGATCTCTTTTTGAATTACACCGTTGACAACATACTTATCATAGTCAACCATTTCCATTTTCTTGTACTCTTTGAAGATCATGGAATGCATAACCATCAGACCAAGACCACCTGCCATATCACCAAGTGCTGCCTGTTCTGCATCGTAAATTGTACCTGCTTCAATGTTTGTCTTAGTATTTTTAGTAAGATCAAGTACATGATCACTAAGTGCTGCAACTGCTAATACTGCCTGTGCAATGTTCATCAGTTCTTTTTCCCAAACCTGACCATAATAGCCTGCAATCTTATTTCTGATCAGTGTCATAGGGTCAGCACCAGTTAATTCCTTTGTGAAGTCTTTAGCCTTGAATGCTTTCATTCTCTGAATAAGCATACAAGTCTGTTTGTCACCGCTGATTTCAACAGGTGTGTTGTTTGTCTCACCATCGTTGTTCAGTGCTTCCATACCGCTTTCATTTGCGTCAATCGGTTTATAGATTGGAATTGTTGCCACGTTTCCATGTTCACCGATTAAGTCCATAATAGAACTATCCTGCTGAACAATACCGGATGCAAGGATTGGTGTAGTCCAATAATCTGCCTCCTGCATCATTCCTGCAAATACTTCCTCGTCAAATTCAAATCCACCAAAATTACCCGTTCTTGGCATTTAATTCACCTTTTTAACCTTTCTTAATGTACGTTTAACTGTTTGAATAATTCCGGGTTTTCCTGTTTAAGTTTCATTCTTTCGTTGTAACCCATCTTAAGGAACTGTTCTTTGGTAACTGTCTTGTCTTTATCTCCACCCGGCAGGTTGTTTTCAAGAATCTTTCTGCTACCACTCTGCTGCTGATTACCATTGGATGCTTCAAACATGGTAGGATGCTGTGTTTTAAGACCTGAAATCAGATCATCTTCACCCTTGATTTTTCCATCATCACCAAGTTTGATTTCACCTTTTTCCTTTGCCTTGAATACAAGATAATCAACATCAACCGCACCTGCTGCAACCAACGCAAATTTCAATGCATTTTCTGTTTTCAGTTCTGCATTCTCTTTCTTAAGGTTTGTAATCTCTGTTTCATATGCAGTGATTTTCTGCTGTGTTTCTTCGTCTTTCCCGGCTGACTTTTTCAGTTCTTCAATCAGGTTGTTTGCCTTGGTCAGTTCTGTAGTCTTACCGGAAAGGTCAGTTTCAAGGTTGATGTATTTGTCCTTAGACACATAACCACCATCAGTAAGGTTGACCATCTTGATCAGCTTCTCTTTGTTCTTTTCATCACAGTTATAGGCATTGATTGCCTGCACCAGTTCATCATAGGTGATAGCCTTATCACCAAAAAATGCTTTTAAAAATTCCATGTTCTTCTTCCTTTCTCCGTCACGTTTTTATATCCGGTGTCACCGGGAACGGTCAACAGTTTATATCCCATGTTGCAGGGGTATTTCAGCAGCAGTTTAAACGTCATAAGCCTTTTTCGGACATATTTTTTTCAAAACTAAAATCTAGTAATATTAGTATCGTCAGACCAACAGCCGAATGTATCGTTATCGCCATAAGCTTTGACGCTTACTGTAGCTCCGTCCATACCATCTGCGATAAAATCATCATTGTAATTGGTAGAGTAAAATGATGTATGTGTTGTATCAAATTCTTTGTAAGTTCCATCGGCTTTTGTGATACGCACCTTATAGGATGTCGCGTTTTCGACCTCTGACCACTTTACCGCTACGCAGGTGTAATGAAAATACCTCGATGCACTCTTGTAGTAAGATGCATATTTCACCACCGGAGTAGCGAGGACACATTTCTCGAGCCAATTTTTTACATAGTTGTCGATTGCATCTTTTAAAGCACCATCAGGCTCAAAATTGATATCTGGAATCTTCACAGATGGTGGATTAAGTGGTGGTGTACAGGCATATGCTGGGATAGTAGAACCTGCAATCATCATGGTTACAATTAAAGCACTTACTAATTTCTTCATAATAAATACATCCTTTCTTTGTACGACAAAAAGACACCCTTGCGGATGTCTTAAAAATACTATTTAACCCATAGTTGGGAGATAATCAGGATCACCATACCTTTCTACAGTACCAAGTAAATATACAACGCTTTCATGTTCCTTTTATCCCCCTTTCTTACCTCATATAAGAGTCATATAGGTAATAAAAAAAGCAAAGGTATACAATTCTGTACCTTTGCTTTTTAATATCTATCTTTGAAGAAATCAGCCCAGTATGGATTTTCTTCATCGAATATTTTTTTCTGTTCGTCAGTCAGTTCATGTGGGTAATCTCTGAACATATTGAAAATATGTTTTTTGTCAAAACTAAATAACCACTCACCAACTTTTTCATGATCATCTACCCACCATATTTTATCATCAGGGTTATTTTTAAAAAATTTACTTGGTTGTGCCATATTGTCCTTTCTTCTGCTCTGAATCAGCAGTATTTATATACCCTAACAACCGTTTGAAGTCATCAGTATTGAAATCTGAATCAGCAATATCTATCATTCCATGAATCTCTTGTGACCACTTGTTTGATTTACTTGAACAACCAAAACGGTTTACCAATGTATGACGAACATTACCGTTAAAATCATGCCACCCACTCTGTGTAGGTGATTGAAGTTCTAAATATTGCAACACTTCATCAGTTGTTTTCCTAACTATTGCTGCATGCTTTCCAACATAAAGATAATATTCTTTTCCGACTTCACATTGCTTCAACAGATTCTTCCCCACAGTTGCGGTACACGCACCTTTGGCAGTTATTTTTTTAATACCCTTAGTTTCAAATAATGATTTCAGGTTATAGGTGTTTGAAAAGAAGCTCTGACTTTCCCCACCACGAAAATCTAAAACGTTCCATCCCTGTTTCTGTCCTATATACGCAAGTCCTAAAGATGCACATGAACCGCCAGTAAGGTCACCACCTGATAAAGTCTTTATGATTTCATCAGATGTCATTTTTATTTTTTGATTTTCAACAGCATTGTATGGTACTTTCAATCTGTCATTCAATGTTTTGAAAAATGCATCATATGTTGAATCATCTGAACCTTTCGGTTTAGATAGTGTTTCCACCTTCATTGTATCAGCATTGTCAGGAAGTTTCAAATACTTCTGTTTGAAGTCCTCAAAATCTTTTGTTTTATCCAGTCCAAAAAATGCTGCACGTTCCTGTAAGGTCTTTAGTTCATCATCATCTAAAGCCCATTTTGCACGTTGCAGCAGACAGCACCGACAGTTACAAACGTTCTTTGCAGAACCACCAACACCCGGTGCTTGCATTTTCTCACCGCCAACATCAAACGGTTCATCAATTTCCCTGATCTGTCCATCTGCTTCTCTGTGTTCCGGTCTTGTCCTACTGTCAAGTGTAGCATCCCACTGTTTGACTATATCAGCACCCTTTTTCTTTGCTACATGCTGACCGTAAAGAGCTGCTTCATTCTGTATTCTATGTCCTTCCGTCCGGGCAATCCGTATTGCATTATTAATTGCTTTATTAAATGGGCTGTTCATACCCTTAGCAATCCTTACCGCCATTTCATTCCAAGATGAACCGCTACTGATCCCCCTTGAAAGTTCAGCACGAATTGAGCGTTTCAAATAATCAACATCTTCACCCAAACGCTTATACAGACCGCTCGACAATTTACTGTTGGTTTTCAATGCTTTGACAACCTGATCTTGCTGAATTGGTATTACAAGCGGTATACCTGTACTTTGCAAATCATAGAACATACCAACGTAACCGTTGATATATGACTGTTCCAAGTAATCAGCAATGGTTGTAAATTGACCTTCATGTAGGTCATAAAGCATTGCTTCAAGCTGATCAACCATCATTTGCTGATATTCCTTTTGGTATACTATACTTTGCAGATTTTCAAGGTCTGTCCTTGCAGACAGTTCCCTGATTTTCTGTTCACAATCCTTTTTCGCCTGTTCATATACCAGTTCTAACAGCTTGATTACTTTCTTTTCATCGTTAAGCTGTGCTTGCTGCACTTCCTTCTGTGCTTTGTTCACCTATTCCACCACCTTCATCATCCGGTATAATAGAATCAAGATCATCTTGCACCTGCTGCACCTTAGCAGCTTCATTATCCGGCAACTTGTCCTTTATATCCTCATAGTCAAGGTCAAGAACGTCACATATATACTGAATAGTCAGATCATTACCAAAAATCTGTGCAAGTGATAATAGTGTATTAATCTGTACTTGCTGTTTCTGTGCTTCTGTAAGTTCATTCTGTTCATTTTCCTGTTCATTACTCATTACTTCGTGGGTGAACTCAAAATAAACATCTGTGATCTGATAATCTGTACCGTTCTGCTGATTGATTTCATCAATGCAGACTGCTACGATCTTACGCAAGAACCGCTTGATGTTCCTTTCAAGGTGTTTACATCTAAGGTCAAGCAGTGAATAGGCTGCTTTGATTGCAATATTGGTTGTTGCTGATGTATCTTTCAGACCTGACAAGTTCAGACCCATACCAAAACGGTATATGTTCTTTTCATCCAGTTCCAATTTAACCTTCCGGGCTTCATACGGTACATCTACTGTATGTACTTCAATACCACCATCTGAACCGACACCAACAATCTTTTTTGTCTTAAGATTCTGCTGCAATTCATCAAGGTTATCACCTTCAAACCCTTTGACTGCATATAATGGATGGTCAAAGTCAATCAGGTTGTTTGAAAGACTGGATGCCATAAGGTCATAATCATCAATCAGGTCTTTTACCGCTTTCAGGTTGCTGAACTGTTTCTTGTTATTATCCAACCGGAAGAATGGCAAGAAGCCAAGTGAATCAATATAGGTGTTATCATCACCGTCAACCTGATACAGTATGTGTGGTCTTGGGTTCACCTCGGCTTTATTGTCAAGCTGTATTTCCCCTTCATCGGTCTGAACATAGTAAACTACCTGTTCATCATCCCAGTCCATAATTTTCTTGATTCTGTGACCTTCCTTGTCAACCCGATCAACGTACCAGTAAATTACATGGTCTTTCTTATCTTCTGCAAACCGGGCTTCTACTTCCACAACACCAATACTGTCAGCACACGTAAATTTCAGCTTATCAGTGCTGTCTTTCATTGCATACATGTAAGCGAAACCCTTTGTCTGACAGTCTGTAAGCGTTTCTGATAGTTCATCAATAAAATCATCGTTATTATTGAATCTTGCATCAAGTTCACTCTGTAGTTCAGGCACATCACTGAATACAAAACCATCTGAACCTGAAAGAGTGTACTGTGTACCCTGTTCTGTCAGTTCCTTGAAAAATGGGTGCGGTATTCTCACATTTGCCCGGCTTGTATCTTCCACAAGCTGACCATCAGAATTAAAATAAAACATTCTGTAATTTTTAATGTCGTGATCACCGTCAAAATAGCGTTCACCTATTCTTGCAAAATGCTTTTTCACTGATGCAGCATCTTCATCAATGAACATCTTTATTTCTTTGGCCGTAAGCACCTGTCACCCCACCTTTCCATAATCTGATTTGTAAACTCAATGATTTCATCTCCATGAACACCGAAAAAATCACACATTGCTTCTTCACCCTCAACCGTATGACCGTATGAAAATAGAAAAGCATGAACCAATTCATGAATCAGTGTTGAACGTGTCACTGATTCAGAACGTCCGTCCATAATGCTTATCAAAAGTTCCTTATATTCAGTCAGTCCAAAATTATAGCTGTTTGGGCCAGGGTTCATTTTTTTTGCATTTGCATCCACCAGTTTGACCTTCCATACATCATTGTGAATCTTTATTTTCATGATTTTAACCATACAGCTATTTGTATAACCAACCGCTGCCTTTCTTGATATATTTTTCTAATGCATATCGCATTGCGTCCATAAGATGATTGAAGTCATCAATAGGGCGGTTCAGTTTATTACCGAACTTGTCCTTATCCCAAGTATAGTTGCTGATCTCCGTCAAGAAATTCACACATCTTGGGTGTATGATGATTTCAAAGTCCTGAATAAACTGAATACCGCTGTTGATACTGTCCTTGCCTTTTTCAGCACCTTTGACTCTAAGACCATAACCCTTTAACTGATCAATAGACTTTGGTTCTGCTGAATCTGCTGTGATTCTTTCCTTTGCATAGCCCATATCAGTGATATTCTGATATATTCGCTCGTTAGAAAGACCTGCTGCATACATTTCATCATACACGAATATCTTTTTGTTCTTCGTGTCAATGAATCCGCAAAATAATGCAGATGGGTCATTTGTATAACCAAAGTCAAGACCAAAGGCTGAATCAATACTGTATTGCTGTCTGATCTGTTCCAGTATAAAGGCTTCTTCATGCCAGTTCTCATATACAAGACCATCAACAATACCCCAATCCCCAAGTCCTGCAACCGCATAACGTCTTGGGTTCTGCTTCCGCATGGTTTCAAAGACTTTCAAGTCTGCCTTATCCAACCATTCGTTGCACTTGTAATTGGTGGTCATTGCAAGTGTTTCATCGTCAGTGTTATCAAAAAACCGTTTCTTCAACCAATGGTGTTCATTCCAAGGGTTGAAAGTAACGGTGATCTGCTTGAACAGGTCTGAACCTTCCGGGATTGCACCACGAATAGATTCATCAAGCATATTGAAATCATCCTCTGAACTAATTTCATATGCTTCTTCAATCCACATCCAACACAATACACCCTGATCAACAGTGATTGATGTTACTTTCAGTGGGTCATCAAGTCCTCTGAAATAAATCTTTTGACCTGTTGGCTTATACGTCATTTCAAGTGGTGATTCTTTTATATCCCAAAAAGCATCAACACCAAGTCGATGTATAGCCCATTTCAGTTCAGTAAAACAGGAATCCTTTAGTGTTCTGTAAGTTTTTCTGACAACTAAGGTGTTCGCATCGGGGTACTTCATCATATTGGTGATGTACCATAATGCTGTAGTCTTTGACTTCTTAGATGCACGTGAACCTTTGACTGCCCGGTATCTACCTTTCCACCGCCAAAATGTACCGTAACCCTTACCGACTACTTCCGGTAACTTCACATTAACCTTACCGGACTTTGTAGGCTTGTAATCTTCCGGCATCAGAATGAACTTCTGATAACCAAATACATATTGACTTGATAGCTGCCTGTATTTAGTCCTCAAGTGCGTCTGCTCCTGAAATAACAATAGGGGCTGTCACATTCACATCTAACTTATCATTCCACATACCTAAATGTTTACCAAGCAGTTCAAGGGCTTTCATCTTGGAAGCAATCTTGACTTCTCTCTCAACACTTCCACCAAACTCATTATCAGATTCCTTATATTTGATTGATTCAATACAAGACAGATCATCAGCAGATGCATCCTGTTTGATTCTTCCGTTACTGTCAACAACGTCTGTCATTCTGACAAATGCAATTTTGGCAAGCTCTAAAACAACCCTATCCTGATTCACTCCGGTTCTTCGTGACCGTTCTGCCATGTGTTCAGCAATAGCCTGTTGAATATTAGGTTTTGTCAAGTTTTCACATCCGATTGCATCCGCTGTTTTTACTGAATAACCTGCCCTAATAGCTGCCTGTGTTGCATTCAGGTCAATCAGGTATTCATCAACAAAACGTTGCTGCTTTTCAGTTAATTTGCCTTTTTTTGCCATAACAACACCGCCTTTCTATTATTTTTATAACAAAAAGTGCTGCAAGGTAGGAGGTTTTAGCACCCTTGCAGCACATAAGATAATAAGCAATATAATTTTGCATAAAAAATTGCAGGTAATAAATTACCTGCAAAAATTTTTGTACAGCATACACTATAAAAGGTCTGCTTGTATTTGTCAAATATGAAATGATTGGTTTTATGTCAGATATGTAAGGTTTTTATAGGTATCTTCAAACGCTGAAAGTGCCTTATTATGCAGTTCTACAGTATATGAATAAGATTTTTTCATTTCCTGTGAAGCAACCTTGACTGTTTTAAACTGCACATACACTTTTGTAAGAATCTGAATCATATTCTTGTCACGCAATCCCCGGATTTCCTTAATGATCTGCTTCTTTGCATCAACAAACTGATCTATTTCTTCATTGATGTGTTGGTCAAACATGGTATACCTCACTACGTCCTTACATAACTTATCACCTACAGGTGAAGTCTGCACTTTGTCTCGGCTGTAATCAATACCGCCTGCATTGCATACATTCTTTTTCATATCTGACAGCGTGGCAATATCATCATTTATCTGCATGTCTAACACTTCAAGCTGTTTCAGATATTCCCTTGCACTTAATTTCTTCTGAACACTCATTTTTACCTCACTTTCTGTAACTGTTACAGTTCTGTTACAGTTGAAAATACTGTTAAAAAGTGCTTCAAACCCTTATAAATCAAGGGAGTTACACTTGTTACGGTTACAGTTAAAATCCTATTCTTATATATTCTTATTTTTACTAAGTCTTATTACTATTAAAAAATTACAATTATTAAAGAATTTGTTTTTAACTGTAACAACTGTAACACCCTTATAAATAAAGGCTTTCAAGTGTAACTTTTACTGTAACCAACTGTAACTTTACTGTAACCACTACATAAAACCATACGGTGTATCATTCATCTACCTTTAATGACTTCCCATACTTCCAAAATCGACAGGTATATCACCTGTTTTATCAATAACAAATTCTTTTATTTTACATACACCAAGTTCACCCTTGAAATTACATTCTTTGCATCTGAACATTGGTTCATTTCTTGAATCAGTTTCTTTACAATTCATACACCAATTTTTTGTAAACTGATTCAAACCTTCAACTGCTTTATCAATATTATCTTGATTTCCAACTGTATACATAATTACACCCCTTTCATCATTGCCCGGAACTCATACCAAGCATACTTGACATATAACTTACAGTTACACCAGTGCTGAACCCGTCTGACCTTTTTCTGCATCTTCCGGGTCATTTTCTTTTTATGTTCTTCTGACCACTGCCGACACCATTCTAGCTGTGCAGCATCTTCCTGTTCATCATACATTTGACTTCACCCCTTTCACTTCCAACCATAAGCCTTGAACACCGTCTCTATCGTACAGGAAATCAGTTTCAACACCTTTTTTTGCAAGGTCTTTCATTGTTTTAACTACATTATCAGTATCACCGCACTGAATTGTGTCACCAACCTATAATTTCCGTTTATAACCCATACATTTCATAATACTGACAGGTAACACATACATTTTCCGTCATTCTAGACACCTTCCTTTCACCAATCAAACGCCCAACAGATAATAAGAAACACTGTAATGAAACTTACGAAACAACGTATGTTTTTCCATTCATACTTGAATAACATGTATATTCCAAATATGACAAGGGTGGTCATCACCAGTATTGTGATTATTCTGATGAATTTCTTTATTTTTTCAATCATCTGTAAACCCTCCCTGTCTTGGTATCTTTCACCTGAACACGTTCAGTCAGTTCAAACCCCGCACCTTTGATGATGTACTTCAAAACCTTAATCAGATCATAGGCACGTTTTTCTGATTCATGTATTTCAAGTTCAGTGTGTTCACGTTCCTCCTTTGCCACTCTACCAACGGCAATGTTTGCCGTTGGGTCTGCATATCCTTCCTGATTTCTTCCACCCTTCACTAATTGATACCTTCCTTTCTACTTCTGAATATCCTTATCAATTTGTCACCTACTCTTGTTACTGACGTTTCAAATCCCAATCGTTTATTGATCTGCTTACTGAACACACCTTTTGACATTGGTTGCATTCCACCGTCTGCACAAAATACCTGATACCTGCTGTATACGTCACTCGTTGGTTCATTCTCAATCATTTCAACACCGCATTCATCAATAAATGCCTTGATTGGGTTGTTTTCGTTTTCATATTCATCAATCTGTTCAGCCACTTTTTCAGACTTGGTGAACTCATTGTTTTCAATAATTCTTTTCAGTCCTTCTACACCTACCCTGATCAGATATTCGACTGAACTTTGTTCAACCAACTGATACTTGATATAAGGGTTATAATCCGGGTCAATCTCACCACTTGGTAAATACTTTGTAAACCTTGCATTGAATGGAATAATTACCAAACGCCGAAGCACTGCCCCGGTCTTATCTTTCATTCTTGGTATGTCATTTGCCGAAAATAGCAGCTTCACATAAGGGTTGAACTCAAAAGGGTCTTGTCCTTTTCTTTCTGCTTTGATTCTGTTGCCTGTAACTACTTTCTTGAATGTTGCCACCTGTGAACCTTGCAGGAAATCATCACCAATATCATCACCAATGTTTGCCAGTTTTCCAAACATCATTGATGTGCTGAATCTATCCCCCAGTTCTTTCAGGTCAAGTGCTGAAATATTCCGATCACCAAGGATTGCTTTGACACAATCCAAAAACGTACTTTTACCGTTAGACTTGTCACCTGTTAGGATGAATGCCTTGCCCAACTCATTTCTTCTGTAAAAGCAATAGCCAATACATTCTTCCAATAATGCCCTGATTGGTTGATCACCGCAAGCTAACTTGTTCAGTGTATCATCAGCAAGTTCACTGTAGGCTTCCGGGTTGTAATCCCAAGGTATTTGATTGGTAATAACCAAATCAGGACTGAATGACTGCATCTGTCCGGTCACAATATCCAACACACCGTTCCTGAATGCTATATAACGTGCATCTGCTTGTGCTTTTTCATCAGCTATAAGTTCCATATACTCTAATACTTCTCTTCGCTGTGTCTTTTTCAGGTTCGGTATCTGACTGATCATAGCTGTTTCGATGGCCTTGTACCCAACCTGATAAATCCCATCTTGATAGATATGTAACTGATTACTTATACTGACTACATTTTCATTGTTCTTAAGCCATGTTGCAAAACGGTCAAACAGGAAGGTCTTATCACAAAAGAATACAGGTTTTTGAAATGCTTCATCCCTAAGAATCACTTCCAGTTCATCATCAGATAACGGTTCTTTCAGAACAAATCTGTTCAGGATGCGGATGCACTCACGAGTTTCTTCAACCGTGAAATCATTTGCAGTCAGGGTCAGGATATAATTGAAAAGTGCCTGATTTCTTCCGTCCCCGGCATCCATATCAACAAAGTCTGCGGTTGCCTTGATCGGGAACAACCACTTGGGAACTTCCTGATACTCTCCACCTTCTTCAATGTCCCATTCACAAAATCTTTCTTCACCGTCAATCTTGATGACCTCATAGGATAACTTACTGCCGACTTTTATATCAGCAGTAAGACCAACAGCCAACTGAACGTGTGTCCTGTTCCTTGCAATGGTATGATTCTTGAAAAGAAAATGTTTTCCCCTACTAGTACAAAGAACTTTACAGTCAAGTTGCAGTTCTTCCACAATATTCATCATAATTTCAGATTGGTCAGAATCATCAATGTCAATAAGGATGGTGTCATCAGCCAAAACTCCACCGAACCCGTTCAGGTTCTTCACTTCATCATAGGTTTTCCATGTGGTTCTGTTTTTCAGTTTTTCAATGCTTGCCTTGCCCTTGGTTTCAACATAACCTTTGTAAAGCATCTTTTATCACCTACCTTATGTGATGTTTTCTAACACCTTTTTATAAAAATCCTTATTTCTGATGTTACGGTCAAAAGACTGCTTCCTTGATCGCAACAGAAATTTCAACTCTTTCAGTTCTTTCTTCTGTTCCTTCAATGTGTTTCTTGGTTCTTTTAGGCGTTCCCTGTACTTTTTTACATCAGCATTGCGATCCTTCCAAACCTTTGTGTTCTTCCTGTGTGAATCCCGGAGAAGCTGCGCATTTTTAACACCCCTCTGAATCTGTGAAATACGGTGCTTTGTCTGTCTGATCTGCTGTTCTACATACTTGACTTTTTGTGTGTACCCTTCAATGTAAATGCTGTGTTCCTTCTGAACCTGTTCAAATTGTTCAGCCTGTTCCTGAACAAATTCTTTAATCTGCTGTTCACATTCCGGGGTGAAACTGCTTCTGATAAGTTTCAGCAGTTTCCTGACCTTGGTGATGCTGCGGATATTCAAAAATTCTTCAAGATGAACAGTCATTGAACCATTTTCATATCTGATTTCTAAATCCATGAAAAACCTTCCTTCCCGGTGTTACGCTACAACACCAAATTGTTTCAGTCTTTTTCTTGCTAAATCTATGTACCACTGCTTATCTAATTCAGGTGGTACTTTAACCCCAATCACTGAATCGTTATAAATGAAACTGTGATCAGGTGTGTTTCCAAATTTTTCACCCTTTGGTTTTACAACCTTACGTTTTAGCAACCTACCGTCTGTTACACGATTGGAAGCAAATACACGATAAGATTTATAGGTATATTTTCGTGTGGTAGGATATGACCACAGTTCTGTTCGTGTACCGTCCCGGTGTTTTGTTACCTTAGTAATATGACCAGTACCCTGTTCATGCTCTACTAAGTTATAGTTGTTTGATAGCTTCACTATTTTTTGGAACATGATCAAGTCATTACACTGATTGATAGTCTGTTCAATAGGTGTCTTTTTCACCATGTAGTCAACCAGTGCTTTGTTCAGTATCGGTAAATCATAGTCAATAGCTGAAAGTTCTTTGACATATGCACCAATTCTTTCAACACCACCATCAGTACCAATCCAAAGATAATTGTTTACGTCCTTCTGATAGATTTCTGATATATTGTCAAGTTCAAGCAAGATTGAACATTGTTCAGTAGAACAACGTTGTTCCCACTCCCAACAAATATCATCAACCATTTCAAAGGCTTCATCAGTGTCAGGAATCCAAATGATCAGACCGTCCGTGTTGGACTGAATCAGTTCAAATCCCGGTACAACTTCAAGGTGTTCAATCAGGTCAAGCAACATCAACTGACCATTGATACACATACAGTTGTTGTTCCTTGGGTCATACGCTGCATTGGTTTCATCCTTCATTGCACCTGACAAGGCATTCAGCATCTTCTTATATGGCAACTGTGCTTTCTTCCACCGCTTGACTTCTTTCTTATTTCCGGCATTTTTTGCAGCAATCTGTTTTTCCTTCATGGCTTTTCGTGTGTTATACACCAACGGGTAATTGTCATTAGTTGCTGCCCTTGTTACAAGTCCCCATGCAATCAGCATTGACGGATAGTAATTATTTACGTCTACATGAAGAATCTGACCTTTCCGATGTATCGGCTTATCAGATGCACCATGCAGACCGCCAAAACCAAATGTGTGCGGTATTCCTGCAACAATCGTTTCAAAGTTCTGTGACTTGTACCAAGTCTTTTTATCTTTTTTGTCAAAATCTTGTAACCCCATTTCAAGGGCTTCTTTTCTTTTCTCTGCAAACCATTCCTGAACGTATTTGTATTTTTTCAGTTTCAGGCATGGAAGAAAAAAGAAATCAAATTCATCACCAAAATGAGTTTTTGAACACCCAAGAACCTTTGCTGTTATCCGGGCTTCACTGTCACCAATGTCATACAGTGACGTTTCTTTTGGGAATGCCTGTATAATTCCATGAACTGCATTGAACTCACTGACCTTTTCAAGAAATACCTTGATAGTCTGTTCTACGTCATGCCTACAGTATTTAACCGTCTGTTCTATTTCTTCCTGTGTCAGTTTCCTTTTGATACGGAAATCAACATCTGTTTCCTTAATATTTGAACCAAGAAAACCTTCCATTGTTTTCAGTCCGACTGTTTTCATGGTTTCATCATTGCTTGGCATTACATCATAATTGATCATGGGTAATTTATTGAATGCTCTTGAATATTGCCAACCTTCTTTATTATCAACGATAATCCAATCATTGATTTTTTTAGGGTTCATACCAAGCAGAATACCTTTCATGATGTACTGATCGTAGTGACGGTTGTTAAATCCTACCCATATATCTTTTCTATTTGCTTCATATAAGGCTTTTAGTTTATCAGGGCTATTGATTATCACGTGTTCTTTTTTATTCGTCACATCAATGAATACAGCAAGCCAATCCTTTTCAAAAACCTCAAAATCGTAGAATATCATTTACTAAATCACCCACTTTTTGAAAAGCGGTGTGCGTTTTACACACCGCTGTTTTTATATTAGTATCTTATTAAGATACAAGCAAGTTAAAAATTTTTACATATCAAATGCTTCGTTGATTGTGATTGGATTGAAGTCATCAGCCTTATAGGTAACTGCTGCACCAACTTTACCCTGTACTTCCTGAAAAATATCAAGAACACAATCAGCAAAATCACTGTAGTTGATAAATTCCGGTACTGTATCTGTTTCCAGTTTATCAAGCCATGTACAAACAGATTTGATTGCCATGCCATTAGTCCACTTCTGTGAAGTGTTGCCGGAAATAGTACGGTTGAAGAAAATCTTTCTACCCTTCTGATTACCTTCCAAGATGCTACACTGTACGGAAAACATCAGCTTGTCACCTTTCTTTGTTGGCTTGATCTCCATTTTATCAAAACTTACATCATAATCCCCATCCGGTACATCTTCAAACTGTGAATCGTCTGCTTCCTGAACCTCTTTCTGTAATGCGTTAAGATCAACCTGTTCATCGAATGTACTAAAATCTACTGCCATAATTTTTCACCATTTAACCTTTCTTAAAATAAATTTATGATTATAATTGCTATGATACAAGCAATACAAACCCTTGTATAATTATCCCTATTTTTCTGAATCCTGTCACCCACTGAACTGAATCCAAAGAATGCTGCCATGACTGCAAGAAAAATATTTAATGCAATCATGATCTTGTCCTTCTTCGTCTTTGACCTCTGACGTGCTGTTCAGGTGGGTTCATAGCACCGTCTAAAGGTTCAGCCGGGGTCTGTGCATCAGCAGGTACAGGGTTGTTTTCCTGTGCAAGTCTTTTGATTCCTGCATTAAATTCTTCTCTTGTGATTACCTTCATAACCTCAACACCATTAACGATCAGGTCAACCGTATCACCCTTATACTTCATCACATAGTTATCATCAGCCGGAACATAGAAATATGCATCTGCTTTCAGTGTGACAGATTCAGAATCAGTGTTCGTTGTACCGTCCTGAACAGGTTCAGACTTTTCAGCATTTCTTTCCTTACGTGTTCTTCTTGGTGGTTTCTGTAAATCCGGTTTCGGTACTTTATCGGCAACATCCATTGCTTCATCAAATGATACTTCTTCCTGTCCCGGAAAAGCCTGATCAATAGCCTTGTCAACTTCATCCATATGATCAGCAATCTTCTGTTCATTGTCTGCCTGAACTTCTGCCCTACTCTTACGTTTTCTTCCAGTCTTTTCTTCCGGTGCATCTGTTGGTGTTGCAGATTCAGCTTTTTTACCTCTTGTTCTTCTGCCTTTGCCGTCAGGTTTTTCAAGATCTGATGCAGCCTGTGCATCAGCCTGACCCATTTCTGCATCTGTCTTATACTCACCGACTTCATAGAAGTTGCGGATTTTATCAGCTACATAATTCAGATCATTATCAATGGCGTATGTCGGGAACATCCCCATAGGTGACTTCACGGTGTCCTTGCCACTGTTTTGTGTGTAGAAGTAATATTTTCCTTCATTCACACCTGTTCTAAGTACAATGGTGAATAGTCCTTCAATGGTGATCTTCTCACGAAGTAACTTTCCGATCAGCTTTATAGTAGTAACACCATTTTCAAGTGTTTCCGTGTGGGTCATATAAGCAACCACCACATCATCAGGAAGTTCCTTGCACACCTCAATGATTTCAAAGTAGTTTGCACCAAAATCATTCCACTTATCCCAACCGTTTTCCTTAATACGGTTCATATATGGAACAGAAAGAATATACTGGAAGTCATCAACTACCAATAACTTCTTCCCGGCTGCTGCCTGTTCCTTCATAAATTTGCAAATCTTGCGTGATTCAACCTCACTGTTCAGCATTGTGAACTTACCCTTGAACGGTAACGGTTTACCAACCGGGTTCACAACGGCAGTTGTTGCAGGATCACAATTTCTCATACTGGTACTTTTTCCTGTACCTGATTCACCCATAACCAAGAGCATCTGTGCCATGTTTATTTATCTCCTTTCTTGAATAAGCCCATTAACTTAGTGAAAAGATTGCTTTTCTCTTTCATTACTTTCTGCTGTGACACTTTCAAAATCTGTCTGTTCTGAAAATATTCAGCGGTTGCAACACTGTTTCTGTAACTTCTGTGACTTCTCTGTTTGTGTTTCTTTGCACTACTCATTGATTTCATCCTCACTTTCTTTGATAACAACCTGTAATCTTGTATTATTATGCAGTGGTGTAACCTCTACTGTATAACCGTTTGCCAACAGGATTCCTACTAAATCCTGATATGCTGATGTGATTCTTGTACCCTCGATTTCAATACGGCCACGCAATCTTGACATTTTACTGAAAAAGTCATCATTTGCAGCATCAACAACACTACGCATATCATTCAGCATATATTTCAGTTCATTGCGCTCGTCTTCCAAATGTCTATTTTCTTCTTTCAACTTTGCAACTTCTGCTTCAAGAACTTCCTCATAACTGTTTTTATTCTTCATTATTTTCACCTTCCTCTTTTACTTCATCGGCTGTTTCTTCCGGCTTCACCTGATCATTGAATCTGTCAAGTTTTCCGACTTCAAGAAACTGTGCTGACCAAAAATCTGCAAAATGAATGATCACCTGCAATGGTTCTTCATGACCTTTCAGATCATACGCAAGACTACCATAAGCACCATCATGATAGAAAATAGCGTGTTCTTCTTCCTCTGTCAGATCAATATAACGTGCTGCCAGTTCAACAGACCTTAAAGGGTGGTCAATGTGGCACAAATCAGAACTAATCTTGTACGGTTTACTTTCTGATCTCTTATACTTCTGTTCAGGATTTTTCTTTGTTGGTCTGCCATCCTGCACCATGTTTTCAACATAATAAGGACTTCCGTAACGTCCACATTTACCAAGGTCATGTAACGCTGATGCAATGATTACGCTGTTATGAATCTTGTTGTATGCTGCACTTCCAAGCAATGTAAGACCAATCTTTTCAGCGTACTGCATAACACTTACTGTATGCTCTAACAGTCCACCATCTTTACAGCAATGGTTTCCACCGGATGCAGGGGCGTCATAAAAACCAAGTTCTTCTATGAAGTCAAGTAAAGTTTCTATACCCTCACGACCTGTTGCCATCAGGCAACCTTTGAAATACTTAATCTGTTCTTCTCTTGTCATTGTTAAATCTCCTTTTCTTCTAACTTTATTTTCCACCGCTTCTGTTCTTCAATATTGGAAAGATACCAAGCGTTAGATTTTGATTTGTGTTCATTGAACCATTTGAACTTTTCAAAGTCCTTTGGGAAAAGTAAAATCCCATATCCACCGGATTCTCTTATTTTTCTTAAATGATAAAGCTGTATCAGTGATGGTTCACCGTTGTCTGCCTTGACTTCAATACCAAGAAAACAGCCGTCTGAACTTACCAGTAAATCAGGAATACCGCTTTTTGTGTAAGCTGCACCACCCCAGTATTTGAGCCACCAACAACCGTATTCATCTAAGTATTTTTTAACCCGGTTTTCAAAATTCTTTTCTGCTGCCACATTAACCACCTAATTTCAGTATCATAAGTCCAACCATTTAATCACCTAAACAAATCATTCCCGGCATCATTAAAATCACACCTATTACAATTTCTTTCATGTGAGCTGTCACCGGTTCATATATATGCATTTCAACAGCATAATCAGATGCACCGACCGCACCAACAATTAAGAAAAATCCAATAATTGCCATAATTCCGAATACCTTATCAAGTATTGAACAATTCATCAGTTAGTTCCTTTCCTTCCTGCAATGCTGCAAGATTCCTTTCTTCAAAACTTCCCTTTACCAGTAGGTAATAGTAGTAACATGGTCTGTTCTGACCGATTCTGTGTATACGCTTCTTTGACTGTTCCCAAAGATCACAAGACCCTTTTCCAAGTGGCAACGTAAAGTACACAATCTTATTTGCTTTCTGATAGTTACCACCCATTGCCCCGGCTTGGTACTGAACAAATGTGACACTGTTATCTACACATTCATAGGCATACATTGAACGTCCTGAACCATTTACAAAACTGACTTCCCTGTTGAGTGATTCACATATTTTTCTAAGTCTTGTTAATTCTTCGTTAAAGTTATAAAACACAATCAACCGATCTTCTGTTGATTCCAGTAAGTCCCTGAATGCTTCCAGTTTTTCCTTATGCCATTGACCGCACAGCTGTCTGCAATATAATGTTTTGGTTAGGCTATTATCACCGATCAACTCAACCCTTGGTGTCACATCTTCACCTTCAAAATCTGAATCATCTTTGAATCTGACTAAGTTCCTTGTATCAAGTTCCAAGTAATTGTGTTTGATGAAAAACTTATATTCATTTGTGATCTTCAAGAAAATTTTCTGTTCAGTCTGTTCAGGCAGTTCAATCACCTCTTCTGTTTTCATGAATACTGCACCAAACTGTGTAAGTCTTTTCTTCAAATGCTCAACGTGCTTATATCCTGTGATTACTTCTTTCTTGTACCCATCACCGTTTTCAATCCATTCCGTCTGAACATAGGAAGCATAAAAGGCTTTCTTGTTAATGTCCCAACCTAACAACTTAAGCTGTGACCACAACCGTTCATACTTTCCTGCGGTTGGTGTACCTGACAGCAAGATCACGCTTTCCGGTTGTAACTTCAATATGAATTTTGACCGTTTAGCGTTTTCGTTGCATATAAGGCTTGATTCATCAAGTAACAATGTAAAGTCGGTTATATGGGCTATATACTTACGTCTGAATACCAAATCATAATTGATTACACCGACAATCTGAATGTTCTGATCATACAGGTCTTTGGTTTCAACCAGTGTACGGAAGTTCACACCTTCACTTTTCTTGGTCAAGTCCATAACCCTGTATTCAGGATAATATGTTTTCATGTGATCAACCCAATCATCAATTTTTGATTTTTGACATACAATCAAATTTACAGTATTGTTCAGCAAATACATTTTTTCAGCACCTACAAAAGTCTTACCAAGTCCCATATCTAAGTAATAAGCACACCTGTTTTTATCATCAGTCAGGTTCAGCACTTCTTCCTGATGGGGCATGAATTGAAGATCATTCATCTACCTTAATACCTGTACACTGTTCAAAGATTTCTGCATCAAAGTTTGGTATTGACCTAATGTAATTCTTCTGAAAGTCTGATAAGCTGCCCCACCATAACTGACCACATTCTGATTCATCAAGCAGTTTGAGGTAACCGCCTGTTGTTTCATAGGTTGGATTTGCCACCTTTTCTTCATCAGTCATACCTTCTTCATACACCCATTCAACAACGTCTTTTGGTATCTGATTCAGTAAATATCTCGCATCTGATCTCAACCAATCGTTATAAGTCATATCTGACGGCTTATTGAACAGCATAATCTTCGGTTCTTCTGTATTAAAACAACCAGTATTAAAAGACGATTTGTTCCACTCCCCGGTGTTGCAGTTCCCGGTGTTCCTGTTCCCGGTGTTGCAGTTCCCGGTGTTCCTGTTCCCGGTGTTGCAGTCCCCGGTGTTGCAGTCCCCGGTGTTCCACTCCCCGGTGTTGCAGTTCCCGGTGTTGCAGTTCCCGGTGTTCCTGTTCCCGGTGTTCCACTCCCCGGTGTTGCAGTCCCCGGTGTTGCAGTCCCCGGTGTTGCAGTTCCCGGTGTTGCAGTTCCCGGTGTTCCTGTTCCCGGTGTTGCAGTCCCCGGTGTT